GCTACGCACTGTCGACTGCAAGTTACTCGTCAAGCGTTTGGGCTTTGCACAAAGACATCGGCGATCAAGTTCGTGCGAACAGCGATTCGCCACTTGACCCCGACATGGACGCAACGAAGTTCCTTGCTCATCAGATGATGATTCGTCAAGAGCGTGACTGGCAGAGCAAGTTCTTTGCCTCAGGTATTTGGGGTACTGATGTCACCCCGTCGACTTTGTGGAGTGCATCAAGCGGTTCAACCCCGATCGATGACATTCAGACTGGTATCTCAACCATCTTGACCAACACTGGTTACCTCGCCAACACTCTCGTGCTGTCGTACAACGCCTACAAGAGTCTGCGTAACAACGCACAGATCGTTGAACGTTACAAGTACACGAGTGCTGAGAGCATCACGCCTGATCTCATCGGCAAAGTCGTTGACATTCCACGAGTGCTCGTCATGAAGGGTGTTTACAACTCAGCCAAAGAAGGCGCATCAGCAACGTACGCACAAGTCGGCGACAAAGACGCACTCTTGTGTTACGTAGCACCGTCTGCTGGAATCATGACTGCATCAGCAGGATACAACTTCGTGTGGAACGGTGTCGGTGGCGGTCTCGGTACTTCGACTGCTGTCAGTCGTTTCCGTATGGACCACTTGCGTGCAGATCGTCTCGAAATTGAATCCGCTTGGGACTTCAAGGCTGTCGGTACACCACTCGGTTACTTCTTCGACAACTGCGTCGCTTAATACAAAGCAACAAAACTTAACACGGCACTATGACCGAGACTGGTGCTATCAAGCATCGGTCTCGGTCTTAGTCGTTTAAGGAGATGAAGAGATGACATGGAGTTACTCAGGAGACCCAAGTTCATCAGCAATGAACTCAATCAGATTCCTCATTGGTGACACTGACACAACTGATCAACTGTTATCGAATGAAGAAATACTTTGGGTGAACACTGAAGCGTCAGGTACTTCGTCAGGTACGAACGCTCTCTATGATGCGGCGTATCGATGCTGTCTGACTATCGCATCGAAGTTGGCTCGTCTTGCTGATAAGCAGATCGGTGACTTGAACGTGAAGTTGTCGCAGAAGGCGCAAGGGTATTTGGCGCAAGCGGCGCAGTTCAATGCAATGTCGAAGACTCTGAACTTCGTACCGATTCCGTACGCTGGCGGCTTGTCAATAAGCGACAAAGAGATCGATCAAGATAACAGCGACGTGTTCAGAGGTTGGTTCGCATCAGGTCAGTTTCAGAACGTCGACGATGGTGGTGCAAATAACACGATCACGGGTGTGCAGATATTTGGTGGCGGTGCTGATCAATGACAGCGAGTAATGACTTCATGACTGAACTGTTGCAACTTGCGACACAGACTGTGACAGTCACGCCTCGATCTTCAATCAACTCATACGGCGAAGTCTTGAACGCAGGCAGTGGCACAACATACAAGGCTTACGTGCAGAAGATATCTGCGAGCAAGCGCAACGCATCAACAGATCAAGCAATCATCGATTACGTTGCATACATTCCGTCGACTACTTACACACCGTCGACTGACGATCTTCTCACTGTCAGCGGTGTTGCAAGAGTTATCGTCGAGACTGATATTCGTTCAGACGAGTTCGGTCAACAGTGCGTCGTGCTCGCTCTCGGTGAAGCGAGACGAAACTGATGGCAAAGCCTGTCACGATCAGAGTGAAGACGCAGAGCATGAGCGAGATTCGTCGTGCTCTGATTGCTGACGCTGAAGGTGTGTCTCTTGCTTTGCGTGCAGGTCTGAAGAATATGGCTGAAGACATCAGCAACGCAAGCGAGCAACTCGTACCCGTTGACGAGGGAATACTTCGCACGAGTCGAACTGTCGAAGAGAGCAACACGGGAACAACATACAAAGTCGAAGTCGGCTACGGCAACAGCGCATCACCGTACGCTCTCGTGCAACACGAACGACTCGACTTCTATCACCCACCGAAACCACCGAACAAAAGCAAAGTCGGCGGGCGACAAGGAACAGCACCGGGAATTGACCCTGCTACGGGTCGAGGACCGAAGTATCTTGAGCGACCTTTCAAGCAGTACACAGCGAACTTCACTGAGACTTTGACAGCGTACGTTCGCAAGCATTATCAACTCGGCACAGGTCGTGGCTAATGAGCACTCTTCTTGATATCGCAACTTATCTTGACGCACAGCAAGCATCGTTGACGCTCGGTACGAATCTCTTTCTCGGTCGTATGCCTGACTCACCTGATGCTTGTGTTGCGCTGTACGAGTACGGCGGTTCAGCACCTGACAACACGATGGGTGGCGGTCTGCCTGTGTTGCAGAATCCAAGTGTGCAGATCGCTGTGCGTGAAGTGTTGTATGCGTCAGCAGAGTCTCTGATCAGTCTTTGTTGGATAACTCTTGAAGGCATCATCGATATGTCGTTATCGGGTACGAGATACAACCGTGTGACTGCGATTCAATCACCGTTCGTTCTTGAACGTGACAGTCAAGATCGAGTGATCTTTGTACAGAACTTCAATGTCACACGAGCGTACTGATGACTGTTGACCCTTATGCAGAGACAAGGCTTGTACCTGAGCATGAACGCACAACTCGAACGAGCGTGCGTTGTGGCAACTGCGGGAAGTTACTTGCTGAGATGATCACTTCACCTTGGCGCATACGTTGCACAAGATGCAAAGAGATCAACGAGTCAGCGAGTTAGTTGCAAGGCTCTGACCAAGGCTTCCAACCGCATAAGCCTTTCTCTTCACGTGAAGAGTACAACTTGTAAGCGAACCACAAGTTGTTGCGAGGGTCGAACATATCGTCAGGGTGCGAAAGACCCATCTCGTTCAACCACGAGGTGTGAATCTGATTGATCTGGCTCAAGCCTGCGTCGTGACCGTTCCACGCATCGAACGTGCAACGGCTCTCTGTGTACAGAACTGTGCTCAGTGTTGACCACTGTTCTTCTTGCCAGCCGACTTCGAGTGCAAGATCGTGCCATTCACCGCATTGACCGTGTAGTTGTCGTTGCTCGTCGATGTAGTCAAGCGGGTCTGACTGCAAAGGCACTTCAGTCGTTGTTGTGCTTGTCGTTGTCGTTGTTGTAGTTGTTGCTGGTGCTTGTGCAGTGACGGGTGATAACACAATGGGGGTCGTCTGCGGGGGTGAAGACGTTGTGTCTTTCACACCGCCACCGCACGAAGCGATCAGCGACAACGTTGCGAGCGCAAGGCTCGTTCGTCGAATCATGAATTACATCTTACAGGATTGTGACGATCGTGTGTCATCGCACTACCACGCTAAGTCTTGAACAGTGACGAGTACGTCTTCATCGTCTTGATCAATCGCAAGCAAAGTCATATCGCCGAACTCACCTTCTTTCAAGATCATGTTCACTAACTCGTCGAGAGACGCACAAGAGAACACGACATACTCTTGATCGAACGCAAACCATTCAGGATAGATGTCTTCTGTTTCAAGTTGCCAATCGTCAGCGTTCAATGAGACGAGAGCAGTGAAGACTTCAGCAGAGTTGTCAGGGTTGAAGTAATCAACACCGACGAACTGTCGATCAACGTTGTCAAGCGTTCGAGTGATCACGTTGTATCTGATCATGAGTCTGCCCCGTCGTATTTCATTGAGAACAGTTGCAGTGCGCCGACTGTTGTGAGTGCGATGAACGCAGGTATCAGAGTGATTCGAGTGACTTCGCATATAGCGATGCTGACACCGAACGAGAAGAAGTTGAGCCACCATATGTAGTCAAGCCACCTACCGATGCGAGGTTCACGCCTAAGCGTCTGTCTCTTGACGATCGTCTGCTTGTGAGTCACAGCACACCTCGTCGATTCTCGTAGCAACCGATCGCCTCTGTGAGGGTGTGTCGATAGTCGCCGTGTTCAGCGACGAAGCCTTCGGGTCGATCAATGACAGTCCACACGGCGTAGTCGTGGAAGTTCTCACCGTCTCGAACGCAGACTGCGATATATGTTGCGTACGAGTCGCTAGGAACTGCGTCACGAGTCTTCGTGCATACAACGACTGTCGCACCGTTCGTGAGCACTGAGCCTGCTTGCAGGGTGCGATCAGGTTGAATCTCTTTCATGAGTGGTTTGCTTTCAGGTAAGAATCGGTTGTATACGTGCTGAAGTGCTTGAAGAGCCTCGTCGATGACTTTGATTGACTCGATGTCTGAGTCTTCGTCTTCGTGGAACCAATCTCTGTGAGAGACAAGAGCGTCAGCAAGAGCGTCAGTGTTCTCTTCGATCGAGTTCAGAATGATCGAGTCTCGTGTGCTTGCTTTCTTCGTGATGAGATCGTTCAAGACTTTGACTGCGTGCGTTACTGAATCCGATAACGCTGTCTCGTTCTCGACGTACGACGCACCGAGATACGCTGAAGTCCACATGATGTCGTCTTCGTACTTCACGTTGGCGACTGTGCCTTCTGTGAAGAACTGTTCTTCTGCGTCTGTGTTCCATTCCCACTCGAAAGAGCGAGCGTCGAACGAGATGACGAAGTGATGAATATGGGGTGACTGTTGCATTGCTGTTCTCCTGTTCTTGTTGTCTTGAGTGTACTAGATCGGTGTAGTGCAGTTGTTGTCAATCTGTGAGAGCGATAGTCACTTCGCTTGATCAGGCTC